GGGCTATAATTCAAAATGAAAAAGCTGAAAAGAGATCCGGTAAAATATATAAGAGATCGAGCTAAATCAAAGTATAAAAAAGGTTCAGAATGTCACATTTGTGGCGCTGACACAGAACTCGACTTTCACCACTTTTACACTCTAGCGCCTCTACTAAGAGAATGGCTAAAAGAAAAGCAGAAAGAGAGACCCGCGCATTATACGGATGAGTATATTGTAATCTGGCGAGACGAGTTTATAGAAGATAAATGGGCGGAGCTGTACGAGCACACAGTGACACTTTGCCATAAACATCATTTGGAACTGCATAGATTGTATGGCAGAAATCCAGCCCTAGTGACTGCAAAGAAACAAATGCGCTGGGTAGAGATTCAAAGAGACAAACATGGCATGGTATAATTTTTGGCAAAATAAAGATACAGAAGAGAAGCTGAATCCTGCCCAGCCATACTACGACCATAAAGTAGAGCCTTCACGTGAAAAAGTAGTTAACTACGAGAGAGCCTATGAAGACCTAGAAATTGTAAACAGAGGCGTTAACATGATTGTTGATGATACTTCTGAAATACCAATTTCTGTAGGCGGTCAAGTACAAGGAATGTCTAGTGTAGTAAAAGGTATTAAGCGTTCGCGAGTAGATCTACTATTAAATAAAGAGCCGAACCCTTTTCAAGACATTAGCACTTTTCGTCGTAATTTAATTACTGACTACTTACTTGACGGAAACATTTTTATTTATTTTGATGGTGTACATATGTACCATTTGCCTGCAAACAAAATGACAATACATGCAGATGATACAAAGTATATTGAAAAGTTTACGTTTAATGAAACAATTAGCTATAAGCCAAGTGAAATTATTCACATAAAAGACAATTCATTCTATTCTATCTATAGAGGAGTTTCAAGACTAAAACCTGCTTTACGAACCATGATACTCATGAGAAGTATGCGCGATTTTCAGGATAACTTCTTTAAAAACGGCGCCGTTCCCGGTCTTGTACTTAAATCTCCTAATACTCTATCAGAAAAAATTAAAGAAAGAATGATTCAATCTTGGTCCGCACGTTATAGACCAGATGCAGGAGGTCGCAGACCTCTTATTCTTGACGGCGGAATTGAAATAGATAAAGTTTCAAATATAAACTTTAAAGAATTAGATTTTCAATCTGCAATTTCAGAAAATGAAAAAATTGTACTAAAGGCACTTGGCATCCCCCCAATTATGTTAGACTCTGGTAATAATGCTAATTTAAGACCTAACATGAGAATGTACTACTTAGAGACTATTCTTCCTATTGTACGCAAAATGAACTTTGCACTAGAAAGATACTTTGGGTTTGCACTTTCAGAAGATATAACAGATATTCCGGCATTACAGCCAGAATTACGAGATCAATCTCAGTACTACTCTGCATTAGTAAATACTGGAATTATCTCTCCAAACGAAGCTCGAGATGCTCTCGGATTCGCTTCAGTAGAGGGATATGATGATTTGCGAGTTCCAGCAAATATTGCTGGTAGTGCTGCAAATCCGGACGAAGGCGGAAGGCCTGTAGAAGAAGGAGAAGATTAAATGGCAGTACGTCAAAAACAAAAAGTTTTAGATATTGCTCACGAACATTTTGAGAAGCACAAGCTTCCTTTAGATGTAGACTATAAAACATATCTGGCTAAGGTAGGACCTACAGATGCGATTCATGCTATTTCTGTAAAGAGAAGTTTTAAAGCATGGAAATACCTACTTCACGCTTTAAAAGTTAAGCATCCAGAACTAATGGAAGCTCCAAAGCCAAAGCCAAAACCTGCTCCGAAGCCTAAAGCTTCTCCGAGCAAGCCTGCAAAAGCAGAAGCAAAGAGTGAAGACTAATGGAAAAGATTTTTAACCTTACTTCTACGTTTAAAGCACTCAATGAAGACGACGATGGTAGCGTCCACATTTGCGGAATGGCTAGCACTGCTGACTTCGACCGAGCTGGAGATACCATTTCAGCCGAAGCATGGACCAAGGGTGGCCTTGGTAACTTCGAAAAGAATCCTATCATTCTTTTCAATCACGATTATAACAAGCCTATCGGACGCGCTACAGGACTTAAAGTCACTGAAAACGGTCTTGAACTTAAGGCTAAAATTTCTAAGTCTGCGCCCGATCATGTCGCGCAGCTTGTAAAAGAAGGCATTCTTGGAGCATTTTCTGTTGGTTTCCGAGTCAAGGATGCTGATTACCTATCGGAAACCGACGGATTAAAGATAAAGGATGCTGAGTTGTTTGAAGTATCAGTAGTATCGGTACCTTGTAACCAAGCAGCTACTTTCTCTCTCGCGAAATCATTCGACTCTATTGAAGAGTACAATGAATTCAAAAAAACTTTCACTAATAGTGTAGATCTAGCCGGTCAGTCTCTGGCTAAAGATGAAGATTCATTTGAAGCTAGTGATGCACCGGATGGAACTGAAAAGTCAGTTCAAAAGGAGATAACAATGTCGGAAGTAAAAACTCCCGAAATCGACCTGGAGGCTTTTGCTAAGAAGGTAGCGGATGAGACTGCTGCTAAAATCGCAATTCGTCAGGCCGAAGAAAAAGCCGCTGTTGAAGCAGAAGCTAAAGCAGCACAAGAAGCAGTAGAAGCTGAAGCCGCAAAGCAGGCTGAAGTTGAGACTGTAATCAAAACTGGTATTGAGTCAGGTGCTGAGCGCCTCTTGGCCGACGTCGAAGCGAAGCTCGCTGAGAAAGATGCTAAGATTGAGGAAGTACTTTCTCAATATAAGACTGACCTCGAAGAGAAGAATGCTGAAATCACTGCTATGCGTGATTCAAAGCGTGTATTCGCTGATCGTACCGAGTCTGGCAACATTTCAAAGTGGGGCAAGGACTTTATGTATGGCCACCTTCTAGGTGTAATGACTGGAAAAGGTTGGGAAACTAACTACTCTAAGAGCCTTATGGAAAAAGCAGGTATCAACTATGCAGCTAATGCTGGTGATATTGCTCAAGAAGTCTCTACTGCAATCGAGAAGGAAATCATGCTCGAGCTTAAGCTCGCTCAAGCTTTCCGTGAGATCACAATTAACTCACAGACTCAAGTATTGCCAATCCAGACAGATGCAGGTCCTGCAGCTTGGGGCTCAAACACTGATACCGCAGGTAACTTGGAGAACCGTCCTCAAGTCACTAACGTACAGTACAATGCTAAGCAAGTAATCCTGAAAGCAACTCGATTGATCTCGACTACTTTCATGGACAACAACATTGACGAAGAGGTTCTTGTTAACTTGATGCCAATGCTTGTTGAGTCAGTTGCACGTGCACACGCTCGCGCAGTAGACGGAGCTCTTCTTACTGGTACTTCCGGTGGTTCAGAAGCCTTTGATGGCCTCGAAGCTCTTGCAGGCAACAATAAGTTTACAACTTCAGTGGCAGCAGCCGGTACTGGCGTTGTTGACGCAGCAGACTTCCTCGGAGCACGTAAGCTTATGGGTAAGTATGGCATGATGCCAGAAGATCTGATCTATGTTGTATCTCAGAAGCGTTACTACGATCTAATTGCTGATGCAGGCTTTGCCGACATCACAGACGTAGGCTCTGATATGGCTACTAAGATTACAGGTTCTGTAGGTTCAATCTTTGGAACTCCAGTAGTTGTATCTGATCAGCTCGAAGCAGAAGGCGCAAACGCCTCTGTAGGTTATGCTGTTAACGTTCGTAACCACGTAATCCCACGTCTCCGCGGTGTATCCGTAGAGCAAGATTACGAAGTACTCAATCAGCGTCGAGTAATCGTTGCTAGCCAGTCACTTGGCTTCAACCAGCTCGTTGCTAATAACGGTACTACTGACGTATCTGTTGTTAAGCTTGTCCAAGCGGCATCTTAATAGCTAGATAAATAAACTGGGGAGGGTTTCCTCCCCAAGTTTTTACTAATTGATTTATTATGTCAGATTTAATTACCTTAGAAGATTATAAAGAAGCGGAAGGCCTTACTAGCCCTAAGGACGATCTTCGCTTAACTTCAGTAATTGAGTCAGTGAGTCAATTAGTAAAAACTTACTTTGGTAATAGTATTGTTGATTACTATTCTACTAACAAAGTCGAAGAGTTTAATATTGATTGGAGCACTCATATTGTACAGTTGACGGAAAGTCCTGTCAATAGTGTTGTTTCAGTAGAAAAAAGAGATTCCGTTACGGCCAGTTACACGACCGTGCCAACTACAGACTATTATCTAGACACGACGACGGATAGCGTACTGTACGTAACGGGATCTACCTATAAGAACTGGCCGATTGGAGCAGGTGCAGTAAAAGTTACTTACAAAGCAGGCTATTCTGAGTGTCCTTCGGATTTAAAGTTGGCTGTTATTGATTTGATTAAGTACTATATGAAAGATGAACATGTTATGCGACGCACTATTGCTGGCGCAACCATGGAAAATCAAGGAAGCGGCGATGGACGAGGCTTCCCAGACCATATCAAACGTATTCTTGATATGTATAAAAATCTCTAATGGCCCAGAAAGACTTATTAAGATTTTTAAATGAATTAGATGATAATCTTAAGCAAAGTTCAGATAATTATCGTAAAAAAGTAACAAATAAAGTTGTACATTTTTTTGAACTAAATCCTCGTGTCATAACACGAACAGTAAAAACTTTTTTGAAGACAAATGGAATTTAAGAAAAATTTATTACTGCGGTCGGAGAAGACAGTATAAAAGACGTGTACGATGCTGCAATGACAAAAATGCTAAAAGACGTGCATGATGAAATAGTAAAGCTAAGAATTAAAAAGCCTGACGAAGTTGTTTATAGATTTAACAGTGTTCCTCCAGTTATTAAAGCAAGATTTTTAGTCACGGCACGAAATGCAAGTGTATACGACAGAGTAGTTAAAAGTTATCAAACTGCATTAAATGAGTTTTATGACACTTTTGTTACAGAAATTAAAAGTGCGGCCGGAAAAGAAAAGCTTGAAAGACAAAGCGGCTCTAGTAATAAAATGCGAGACCAGGAAAAAGCCGGGCAAGTATTTAACTTAGAACACGCGGGTGGTACAAGTAATATTGAAATTTTCATAAATGATCAGATGGTAGATGCGTTAGAAAAGGTTATGAATGATTCAATGTATAGTAATAAAGA